TCTTTATGACATGTCTAGAGATCCACGCGGGGAACTATCTTTCAGAGTCTTGGCCAATCTCTTGCAAATGAGGTACAGAATCTATATGCTCAATCCTAAATTGTTCTTCACGTGTACAATAATGAGACACTCTGAACAAGGCATCAGTGATAAGCTTACGAAGATCATCAGTTTCAGCAGAAAGAGTTAATTGGATGCGTGTTCCCAAACTGGAACACGCCATAACATGAATATAACGTTTTTTCATAATCAAATTATATCTTCAAGTTTAAACACACGAACAACAGTACAACATTTTCTATATTCCTCAGCAAGTTCCATAACTCGATCTCTAGACATGTCATAAAGACAAATATGGGAAACTACTCTAGAAGCTCTATTCCCATATAATTCAATGCGAACCAACCGCAATAACCAATCATTAAATTCCTGTTTCATAATATATCGTTTTAATTATTACACTACAAAGATAAGAAAATACAAATAGAACACCAAATCAAATTATATGTTATACAACATGTTTTGCATTTTTATTGGTGTCACTTTTGCCAATCTCGGACGAGAAGGGGTGGAAACGGGTTAGATGTGACACCCGTTTTGCTATCGCACAAAAGAGAACAACTATTAAAACAAAAATGCACCGACTCATCACGAGCCAGTGCATCAAAGGTAATATTAGAATATGATAACGAAACAGATTATTTACGACGTCTTTCAGTACGATTACGGAATGTCTTACCATTCTGATAACGGGTATACGTATCCAATCCGGAACCAATACCATTAAAAATCATATTGGCAGAATTGACAGCCTCACGCCATGGCTGCAACTTAGTATCAAATGCAGATTGACGATAACCTTCAGCGGCAGATCCAGCACTAGAACGCAATATCGACGAATCATGAAATGCATCCTGCCGGGAGTAGTTACCACGAAAACCATAATAATCACCAAAATACATATTGGTATTATTAGTAGCCCTAATCAATTTTTCAGCAGTTTCCTCAGCAATACGATTAGAGATCTTTTGTCCATTTGCCTTCGCATAAGTCAAAATCTCATCAGCAACAAGATTATTAACTTCTTGCCTCTTCATCTGACCAGACATAATAAGATACTCATAATTAGCTGCCTTAATATTCAATTCAGCACGCTGATTTTCATCAAGATACTTATTCATAACAGTTTTCGCCTCAGCGTCAAGAAGAGAATTTGCAATGTTAGCAACAAGCAAATTATTGCTCCAACGCTGATTTGAAAGATTTTCCTCAAGAGAAGCCATACCAAGTTCGGCAGCCTTACGGCCTTGAGAAAGATTATAAGCACGTGCAGCAGGACTGGCATTACGCCAGTCCGTTGCACCTATATTCTGCCAAATCTGGGAGCGTAACAAATCAGACATATTAAGGTTCTCAATATCTGTTTGCTTCTTCTCAGACATCATTTTCAACGCCGAAGCCAAATTAACACCAACAGACTGAAAATCAGGAGTGTATGGAACCTGAGGAAGAGCACCGGAAGCAGCAGCAGCAGAAGTACCAGACATACCAGCAGCAGTACCGGCCTGTGCATCACTCATGTAAGGATTATAACCGGCATCTTCCAGACGCTTACGCTGAGAAGACGCCTTATTATACTCATTTTCCCTATTCCACATATTCAACTGAAAATCACGGGCTTTCTGAGCTTCACGAGCGTTAAAATCATTATTCATCTGAGTTATCTTAAGATTAGTCTTATTGGTATCAGCCGTAGACTTAGCACCAATAGCACCAGATATCACAGAACCAAGACCACCAAATAAACCGCTTGCAAAATCCTTAAAAGCCATAATCATTCAGATGTTACAGAAGCAGCAGCAGACTCATCAGCAACAGCAGATCCTTCAGCAGCAGACTCATCAGCAGCACGAGCCCTTTCTTCAGCTTCCTTGATTAATGAATCATAATTTTCCATACAATACTCAGCCCAACAACGCATTTCAGACAAGGACTGAATATGACGCGACTTAAGAGTACTCAAAAGAGTTTCATCATCCAATTGCGCAGTATATACAGATCTATTAGGAGTATAACGCCGAATATATTCACGCAATTCAGCAGCAGTCAATTTATTTTCCAACCTTTCCTGATTAAATATCAGAGAAATATCAGTAGAAACAGTAATAGAACCGTCCTTATTCTTAACAGTAGACAGCTGCATCAACTTATCCTGTACAGGCACTTTCGTATGAGAAACATCAAAAGAACCATTAAATTCATGTTGTAAATATTCTTTCTTTTTCATAATCAATAAGGCATTCCGGAATAATCCAAGTTACGAACTACTTTAACATCAAACGCACAATTAATCAAAAATTGGTCTGTATCCCATTTTGAATCAGCATTCACCTGAAAAATACTATCCAACACAGAAGGATTCACCTTAAAAATATTATAAGTAACAGAAGAAGAACCCGTACTAACAGTAGAAAGCATATTTTTCCAAATAGCAGGTGTAATAGGAGCAACCCACTCTTTTTCAGTAGTAGTAAATGAACCTAACACATAATCATACGAAGTCTTCCAATTATAATACCTA